CAATATTACTATCATCAATCTCTGGTCCAAAATTCGTTCTCGTAGAAGACGGACGATGTAAATGAACATCCGGAGTGAGCATCCATTCACATCGTTCGACAGGAGACTCTATATCAAGATCATCCAACGCCCGCTCATCATCTCCCACGACAAATGGCTTACCCATATTTTCATCCAACGACCAGTACGAAGGAAAGCAAACAGCAGCGGCCCGCAAAATCCATCCAGCCTTAGTTCTACGAAGAACATACAAATCCTCCTGAACAGATTTGGCCAATTCCTCTAATCCATATTTACCGCTCTTCGGTCCCACACTCGACTCCCCATAAAGCTCAAAGGTGGGCCCACCAAAATAATTTCGATACACAAACCTAGGATCACCATAAGAAGATTTCGCCTCATCAGTACGAACTCTCTCAAAAAGTTCAGTTTCATGGTGCCAATCGTCCCAGTTAGGATTAGCTCCCCCAATAGGAAATCCGGGCCGGGCAAGGTCCACAACATACCAGAGGCATAAAGACCTCAATTCATTATGAGTCTTGAGGGTTTTCTTTTTATTAATATCTTTATATACCACATCTCGACAATTAGATAAGAGCCAATTCTTCTGTGTCAGATAAAAGGGCCAATATTTATCAACATCAAAGATCGAATCTGCAATGTCTCCAGAGGAGGAAGGAACAACAGGAGTCAAACCAAGATCGGTCTTTCCCGTGCCATCCTTATAAGGAGTCGCCCAAACTTTAGGAACATCAAGCCCAGAATAAGGCTTATCGCTCCTACCAGTAAAGGCGTGTGAATTAGGAACCGTAGGGAGGGGCTGGGATTGGCGCTGAGAAGATGCACTTTTCATAATGGAAGTATACTAGAAGGCCTTTCCATAAGATTTAATTCTTCTGCCTCAGACTGTAACATTTGCTTGACAGTCTTGCTGCATAGCCTGGCTGCATCTTCCACTTCAATTCCTGTCTGCCCTGCACATATTACAATGGCTTCCATATAAGAAACACCGTCCGAGGATACCGACTCCTCGACCAACTTAGAAAAATCATCCTTTGACATTATCATGTTCCATTATCTCCTGTAAAAAATGTGCTGGTCGATGGTTGCAACTTCTTCCATTGACCCGGACCAATGCGGATTCACATAGTCTGCGTGATAGTGCGTGACCTCATCGAACTTCAAGAAGTCTGCGCGACCACTCAAGACATCATCTGTGATGCGAACTGATTCCTTCCATGCGGCATCGGCTTTCTTTGGCACATTTGACCTGTTGTCCTTCACCCAAGAAAACTGCCTGTCCTGACGGACCACTTCACATATCGTATCGGGATACCTTGTATCCTTTACACGATTCATTACCACCAGACCGACTGCCAACTTCCCTAGAGCAGATTGATTTGCAGACTCGAAATAGATATTTTGTGCCATACAGTATTTGTCTGCCTCGCTATGGTGTGCCTGCAATTCATTCTTTTTATCTTTTGAAGATGATTGGTAATAATGAAAATGAATATTTGGTGAAGGCTTAGGGGCATCAATGATTGTCGGGGGATTGTATTTAATCCTCAGACTCTTTCCATAATTAAATCCAAATGAGAAAGAGGATATTGTCAGAGCAACACAAACCCCCACCCAAGTTATAATATTTCTTATCTCGTAATCCATTTAGAAACACCTCCGGGCAACAAGGTCTACCATAACAATTAGACATATAATTGTGACCAACGGATTTTCTGTCAATGTTTTTAGTGCGTTGATTATGATTGTCATTTTCAATTTTCCTCATTAAAGCGTTTTATCGCAATTGTCAATGGAACCAACCAATTGGCAACTTTTTCTTTGAATATCTGCGGCTCTTCCCCTGCGACCATAATAGCAACAACAACATCCTTGATAGGAATATCTGTCATCTCATAATACATGGCTGCATAACCAGCGCATTGCATGAAATAATCATCAATCCATTCAACCCGTTTAGGTTTATTGGATGTTTTGAAATCAATAATAGAAAGAGTGTCGTCCCACTCAGCAATACAATCGACTCGCCCCGCGATCCCGAGCCTGTGGGAAAACAATGCAACTTCTTGAGCATTAATAACACCCAAACTCTTGTCGAGAATAGGTCTTAAAGAGGAGAACATTTCAACGGAATCTGGCATGGCTCCGTTAATATATTCTGGTTTGTTGTTCAGGTAATCTTCGCAGATTTGGTGAACAGCAGTTCCCCTTCTAGATGCCTGTCCGGAAATCTTATTGGCTTCCTTTTCTCCAACCCTCTTTCGCCATTCAGCCAAAGATTTCCTTTTCTTAGGATCTGAACTCAAGACAGAAGTGATGGAAGGATAAGATTTCCCCTCAACCGAATAATATCTTGTTCCGTCTTTATATGATGTTTCGATATTAGATTCTTGATCCTTTGCGGGATCAAATTCATTATGAATAAATCTTCTCAAAATAACCCTTAATTATAATCCCTAGACGACCAGTTAATAGCACCTTTAGGATTGTTTCTTTTAATCTTTTCCATAACATCTTTAAACTCAGAACTATGCTTCTTAACTCCCAACACTACAGGGTCACCAATATTGGTGCCGACAAGCAGTTGCTCTACCACTCCACCACACTCTGAGCAAGGTGCGTTAACCGGATCTTTTCTATTGGCGATGGACAAAGCCTCCTCAAACTCCCTATCACAAGAAGTGCAATGATAATCATATAAAGGCATTATGTCCCCTCCTCAAAAACAGTTTTAATATTATGAAAAAGTTCAGAGGCCTTATCGAAATCTATATTTGCCTTGTTCATAATCCACATTATGGTCTGCGGATCATCATAACCAAGTTCAATAGCCTCTAATACTAAAGGCTCCAAAGAAACTACAAGACCTTTATTTTCCATAATTCGTTCCTATTCTAGGGGGCAGAGCATCAAGAACAAATCCCGCTTGTCATGTCCCTCAAAATATCCACGAATAGCTTTAAGCTTTGTGGTATATGAAGAGCCATCAAATCCTACTTTATCTCCAGTAAGAATATCATACACCTTCTCAATTACTAAATCTTTGGAGCGGGCGGTGACAAATGCGCGAGAGGAAGCACCCTCAAGCTCAAGAATCATTCCTGCTAACCAAATGTAGGTATTAATCTCAACTGGTTTTTCCATTTCCTCCCAAAAATCAGCAGGATCTGTTATTCTCTGCTCATCGGGTAATACAGAAAATGTTTCCTCCGAAGAAACCTCCTCACCAGAAGAGTCTTCTACCGAATCCACAATCACCTCAGGACTTGTTTCCTCTTTTGCCGAATTAAGCGAAGCTGTTGTCGTTGCCATAACTAATCGTCCCTTCCTTTTGACGGCTGCGGTGTACACCAACCGTCTCCTTTAAAAATAATTGCACCAGGGGTACTTATCAATTTTGTTAAACTATCCTTAGCGTCACACTCTGAACAATCTGTTAAAGGATCCTCTTTATATGATTGAAGTGTCCTGATAAAACCTCCGCATTCGCGACACTCATATTCATATAATGGCATCTATAACATTTCTCCAGTAGTATACTTTCTTATTTATATAGCATTTGGGTACTTATTTAAAATAAAAGAAATCCCCACCCCCATAAAGAGGTAGGGATTTTTTCTCAATCAATATTAAAATTATATCCGCGCTTCTTCTTTCGCTTCTTCTTCTTTGGAGAAGACTTGGAAGGCGTCTCCACGACCCCCTTCTTTCTTCTGACCAGCCAATTTCGGATATACTTATTCCATCCGGTGGACAACTCCAAAGCCTCTTCAACAGAAACTTCACCCGACTTCACTTGCTCTTTCAATCCCAATTTACTTCTCCTTTTTTTGACTGGTCGGGGCAGCAGGATTTGAACCTGCGACCGTCTGGTCCCAAACCAGATGCGCTACCAAACTGCGCCATGCCCCGTTTATTTGGTGGAGGTGGCGGGCATTGAAACCCGCGTCCGAACAACGTCCTAGAATTTCTTCTATTTCATTCCCCGTCGAATCCATTCACCCCCATGTATTATATATAAAAAAATGGTGAACCCCCTGGGAATCGAACCCAGAACCTACGGGTTAAAAGCCCGACGCTCTACCAATTGAGCTAGGGGTCCATTGGTTCGGGGCTTTCCCCATTATTAATCCTTGTGATAAATTCCTGCAATACCGTTTCAAATTCCTCAACCTTACTTCGGAGAATAATTTCTCCAGTCTTTTCTCTATAGATAAGATAATGGTCAAGTATCAAAAACAAATATTTTTTCTCTTCTTCAGTCATGCTTCTCTCGTTATAAAAATGGTGGACTCTCTCGGACTTGAACCGAGAACCATCCAGTTATGAGCCGGGCGCTCTAACCATTGAGCTAAGAGTCCTTAACTGGCACTCCCGGCTGGACTCAAACCAGCGACCCGTTGCTTAGAAGGCAACTGCTCTATTCAACTGAGCTACGGGAGCATAAAATATTAAAAAGGAAGATCAGAAAGATCTTCTGTGCCCAACTTCGACGCCTCCCGCGCAAGTCGCTCGCGAATTGAAATCTTCGGAACATCACACGCAGGACAATCTTCGTATGCTACGCAATTACCCCCATCGGATACGCAAATATATCCCTTATCACCACACATTTCACATTCCATGGTATTCCCCATTTTGATCCAAAAACAAGGAGGGACCCGAAGGTCCCTCCTTGAATCGTAGAGTATTGAACGAAAGGAAAAAATTCACTCTAACCAACCGCGGTCTGGTTATCAGAATCCTCCATAGTTTCCATAGTCGCCTCATCCGTCGATGCGGCAGAAACAGGGGCCGAAGCCAACTTGTAACCGACGACCTTCCGACCTTCCTTCAGCGTTTCCACAGGCACTCCTGCCTTTGTTTTAATTTCCCACATATAAGTTGAAAGTCGATACCATTCTACATCAGATCCGTTGTCCTCCAATTCCTTTTTGAGTTCATCCTTTGTGATACTGTCCGGCGCATGATTGCGAATAGCGTCCAATACCTTCTCATAATTCTTTATCTTGCTCATGTTATTACCTCTTGCGTGTGTTTAAATAATGCCACCGTGGCACTAAAAATTTTGTGATTTGAATTAAGTTTAGCACAAGTTCTATTCTACGTCAAGAATAAATCCTCCATTTTTAAAAATTAATTTCATGCCTTGGTAGAATCAACACCACCAACGTTCTGCAAAACCTTTACCCTATTGAATTGTGTTTCTTTGCCACCATGATAAGAAGATCGCTCCTGGCGCTTTGGAGTCATCCGAGCCAAGAAACAATCATTCAAGGACAAGCCCAACGCTTCAGGAGAATCATTTGAGAAAAAACTCCCCAAATTTCCCTTCCTATCAACCACATTATAAACATGGCAACCGAAATTTTGGCTGTATCCAATCTTCATCAGTTTCACGAAAAAATCGTCACGCTTCTTGATCGTCCCAATGTATTCATTGGATTTCAAACCAGCATCTTCTGCCTCTGCGCGGGCCTTCTTCTTTTCCTGGTCGCGGGTCATGGTAGAATAAACACAAGCCACGAATCCAAAATCGGACTTGGTAATCTCACCATCTTTGACCCGGCTATATCCACCACTAAGAAGTTTCTTTAGAGACAGATTAAATTCCGTGGTAGGAGACAATCTAGACAACCACACCAGAGCCTTCTTTGCCTGCTGGGTGTCTTCGGGTATCATTGTCTCGGCACAAACTTCTGGATCAGCCTGAAGCCAACGGCCTAGAATAACTGCCGTGGAATCAGCCGGCGTTGGATTTGAAACCGTAGGATATGCATCCTTCTTGGAAACATAACCCTGAGTGCGAACAATTGCTGCCGCATACTCCAAAGACAATTTCAGATCATAAGTGACTTTTTTACGCGCCATCGGTCGTCCTCATAATTTCAAAGTTCGGATCGCCATTATCCTGGATCCAACGTCCATCCTGCCCCCACTTCTGACAAGTAGGGCAAACACAATCAATCGACTCGACCCACTTTCCGGGCTTGCCGTCCAAACAAAGAACCGAGTCCTCTTCACGAACAACGCGCCAACGTTCTCCGTGCTGGGATACTCGGTTCTTGCCGTGTCGAGTCTTTCCGCGCAATTGCATTATCAAAACCATATACATATGGTACCACAGATCCTGCGCCCTGTCAAGGGATCCTGAAAAATAGTTCGACCCTAAGTGCTTGTTTTTAAAGGGGTTTTCGGTTTTTTTCATTATCCGATTATCTGGTATTCGGGCGCCCTAAGTGCTTGATTTCATTAAGGAATCCGACGCCCTCAGGCGCTCTGTCGGAGGACTTTTTCTAAAACTCTATACAGGGGTCGTCAGGTCGGAAAAGTCCCTGGAGAGGGCATCCTCGGCCTCGTCCTTTAAGCGGGCTTCTTCCTTCTCCCGGGTGCATTTCGGACACGCAAACAAAGGACGATCTCCGCCTGTGAGTCTATCATACCCAGAATCTAAAGCGGTTCTGGAAAGCCTCTCGGCAGATATACCACAAAAATCACAATGTGGCCAAGTTCTACTCATCGTCCCCACACCTTGGACACGCATCAATAGTTCCAATTAATTCATACCCATCTTTACTCGGAATCTTATCTAACATTCCTTCCATGACCAAAGCATTAACACAAGCATCGGCACCCGCCTCAACACCAACCTCAAATGCTTTATTCCAAGAAAAATAAATTGCCATAACATATAATACAGAAAATGCAAAAATAAACAAAGTTACCAACTACCATCTCCTCTTTTAATCCCGATCATTCTCATCCAACCAATCTTCAAAATCATCTTCAGATAAAACACCAGACAAATAATCTTCCGTCGCATGTTTAATGATATTATGTTGATTTCTCCTCTTGGTTTTATTTCGGATTTTAAATCTTTTAGATTCATCAAAATCTTCATCATCATCTACAAAATATTCATCGTTCGCCTTTCCTTGGACCATTTTAAATTACGCCTCCTGCATCTTTGCTGCTGATAAATCAGGCAAGTCTAATTGTGGAAAAGTATCTCTAACTAAATCATACGTCAACCCCTTAACATTCAGAGACTTATCCTTAACAGCCAAAATAATAGCCGCCTCTGTAGGATGGACCGATTCTAACATTTGAATAAAAATGTCTTCCCGCTTCTTCTTATCTTGGATAAAATTGGGACCCGAAACAAAATACATAAACTTCCTTGCCTCACCCTCTAGAGTGGACGGAGTGTGTCCTAAGGGCCCAGAATCTTCATTATATGGAGGAGCCCCAGGAGGAAGCTGCAATACAATATCCGGGTGGTATGCTCCCTGGAGTACCGTTCTCAAACCAAACGTTTCATTTTTGAGCAAAATGCTCTTTCGATCCCTATTAGATTTGGCGTTAGAAATCTTAGTGAAAATCTCAGGTATGGTATCAGTCATTTTATAGTTTCCTTAAAATTCATGAATGCAGTCTAATAACTGCTTCATTCTATGTTCAATTAAATAATTTAAAATTTTAGCTCGCGAGCCTGGATTACCAGCAGTATAATATATAGACAGAATAGTTTCTTTCAAATCAGAAGGAATATAATCAAAATCAATTAATTCACGATTTCGACAAAATCCCCTCCACTCAGAATCAGTCATCTGATCTTGAATTTCAGATTCTGTGTGAAAAGATTCTATAACAGGCAACCAAGAAGACAGCCGCTTCTTTGTAACCGGGGTCTGCCGCTTACTGTCATGCATAAAAACATCATCCGAACTAAGACAATTCGGAATACCATCTCCAACATCACCCCGAATAATATGTTCAGCCAAAAAGCTAACAGGGGTTTTGGTCTTCAAAAATTTCTTTTGAACAGGTGCATATTGCACGACATTAGGATGTTTTTGTAGTTGCATAAAGTCCTTATCTCCCGATAAAATCAGAACCGGCTCTGGGGAACAGGCCTCAGTCAAAACAGCAATAATATCATCTGCCTCTGCACGGTCTACGTCTATCACTTTATACGGGAAATGCTCCTTAATATCATCTCTTATCTTATTTATCGTTTCAAATATCAAAGACCAATCTAAATGTGAATTTGCCCGAGTCTTTTTACGGCCCATCTTATAGAACGGAAAAATATCACGCCTCCAATAATTTCTTCCATCACAACAAATAACAAGCTCGCCATATTCCTCTTGAAATTTAACTCTATATGCCCTAAGGCTGTTCAATATCATATGACGAATAAGGTCTTCATTCAACTCAAACGTCTTATTATATGCCCCCAACGATACCATTAAATTACTAATTGCCACTTGATTCAAATCTACCAGAATAGGCACTTTACTTCACCGTCCTTACAATTATCATTTCATCATTAATGCGCCCAGACACCTTGGTCTCTTTTGCGCGAATATCATCCATCAACTTTCGGAGTTTTACTTTTCCACCAGAAACAACGACCGGAAGAACTGCTTCAGGTTTCCGAATCTTTTTTCTATACGATTGGTCTTCATCCCACTCTTTTAGCGTAGTTCCCTTAATTGCCAGTCCTACATCGGAAACATACTTGTGAAGGAATCTCGTTTTAGTATCAAAGACCCAAACTTGAGATGCGTCTAGAATGGAAATAGGATCAACGCTAGATACCTTATAGTCTTCGTCAACCTTTTTGTACTTTAGTTTAGAAACAATCTCAACCGGAGTCTTAACTTTTCTCTTACGAGTCTTTCGCTTGCTATTACAATTCTTAATCCACTCATCGGCATCTGAAATCAAAGAAGCCACAAACTGTGCATACTTCTTTTGCTTGGCTTTAGTGAGAAATGCATATGCCTCATTCAACTGATCATCTGTACCAGCAACAACTTCTCTCAATTCAGCATAAACAGTTTTATAATATGCCTTGATCTTTCGAGTGTGAACACCCTTTACCTCTCTGGACTGTAGCCAATTATACAAATTATATTTCGACTTCTTACAGTCATTAAGAATAAACTCGTCTATCTCCCCCTCAATCTCACCAAGGTATTCTCGGACCTGATCATTAACTCTTTCCTGAATGCTCACAACTCTACCGGCTGCTTTCTTCTTGGCAACCTTAGCTTGAGTGGACACGACCTTCTTACCCTCTTCTGCCAATTTCAAAACATATGCATCCAGCTTGGCAACGATATGTGGATCTGTACAACCATTTTCGATGATCTTAGCCAAGTGACCATAAGTAGAAATCGAAACAGAAGAAACTGCTCGGACTGCTGGTAAATATTTCTTGTGATTCTTGGTGACATATGCCAACAATGCCTTCTGGCTATCTTTGCTCTTGAATGCAGTATTATACCAATTCAAAGCATTGCCAATAGCCGAGCTTTGTTGTTCTGGAGTAAGATCGGTAAAGTTGCCAAAGGTGGGTTCGTCTCCAAAGGTAAGATTCGAGGAACGCCTTCTAGTTCTTTTTGCCATGTTTATCCCTGTTTAAAATCTTGTCTATATTATAGTTCATTTTGGGAGAATGTCAAGCCCTTCTCTAAATTCAATTTGTTTTTTAATCCACTGGTAAGTGGCATCTATACCTTCTGCCATCAACCATTTTGGATACCACCCCAGGGATTCAATCTTGTCCACCTTTTGATACCGTCCAAGTACACCAACTGGTCCGGGTATATGCTTTCGAGTTACCTTCTTTCCCGATACCTCTGCAATCATATCGACCAATTCATTGACTGTCACAATCTCAGTAGTTCCAATGTTCACGGGTTCCTTGAAGGTATCATTTTGAGTGAGGGTATAAATGCCATCGCAAAGATCATCCACATAAATAAAGTTTCTCTCTGCATTTCCTTCTCCCCACACTTCGATTTCTCCACCTTCTTCTGGAAGCATTGCAATCTTTCTGCATAGTGCAGCCGGAGCCTTTTCACGCCCACCTTTCCATGTTGTTTCTGGGCCATAACAATTCTGAAATCGAGCAATACGAACTTCTAGTCCTGTGTTCCGAGCAAAAGCAAGTGCCATACGTTCGGCATACAGTTTCTCCCAGCCATATTCGTTGTCTGGGTTTGCAGGATATACTTCCTCTTCTGAAATCCATCGCGATCCCAATTCTTGATCGGCATACACACAGGCAGACGAAGAAAAGAAATATCGCTGAACGTGTCGTTCCGCTGCCACATTAATCATGTTAATATTAATCAATGCGCTGTTGGTCATCACAGTAGTTTCGGCAGAAGTTACATATCCCATGCCACCCATGTCCGCAGCCAACTGATAAACTTCATGGATTGTTTCGTCGAGAATTGCCTCACACACAGTTCTATTGGTCAAGTCACAATCAATAAACTCATCAGCTTCGGTATCTGCATATTTCGGATAATGATTATCCGCGCCGCGAACCCAATATCCCTCACGCTTTAATTTTTTTACAAGATGGGCACCAATGAATCCGCCGGCGCCACACACCAATGCTCGTTTTTTTGGAGGCGTTGGTCCGCAATCATAAGTCATAACAAAACTCCCTTATATTTTATTTAAAGCATAAACTAAAAAAGCAACCGAGCCGCCAGGAACATCTTGATGGTTTCCCACATACACACAATTATTATTTAGATATTCAACATTGGAACTATCGCGGGGAATCTGATCCTTGAATACGGGATGCTTATATAAATTGCCTCCGATAAATGGACGGTATTCAATATCCAAAGATTTCAATTTCGATCTAACTTCATTAATATTATTCGTTTTAGAAATTATAGGCAAACAAAAAGAACTAACACCATCAGCAACAAAATCACAATGATACTTCTCTGGATCCAACATCGATATAAATGATTCAAAATTCTGATTTCTTATTTTAATATTTTCATCCATACGAGGAATTTGTAAAAGACCAAGTTTGGCATTGACATCACAGCTTCGGACATTATATGCATCTCTCAAAAAAGTAAACTTAGGGTCCACACCATCAACAATATATTGCTCTTGGGCATCGATAGGAAGTTCTCGCAACATTCCATGCGAACGCAAAAGAAGAAGTTGATGATAAAACTCCTCATCATCAGTACATATCATCCCGCCCTCTATCGTGGTCATGTGGTGCCCATAGTAAAATGAAAAAGAAGAAGCAATTCCGAAGTTTCCAATCTTCTTCCCGTTAAATTCTGCTCCATGCGACTCGCAACAATCCTCTACCAATGTAACATTATACTTGGAGCATAATTCTAAAAGAGGATTAGTAATCGCAGGAAGCCCAATGAAATGGGTCAAGAACAAAACAGAGTTTTCGTTTTCTTGAAATAATGTTTCTAACATATCCAGCTTTGGGCCGAAATTACTTAGGTCAATATCACATAATATCAAATCCAAATTATTCTGGATCACAGGAGAAACATTTGTGATCCAGGTAGAGGCTTGACAAATCCAAGTTTGGTTTTCTTGAGCCAATGCTCGCACTATAAGAAGATTGGCCGATGAACCAGAGTTCACGAATACCGAATATTTGCATCCCTGCCATTTAGACCACGCAGCCTCAAATTCTTTTACGACAGGGCCCTGAGTTAATTTATCAGAGTTTAAAATAAAATCACTAAGAACCTTTCGATCACTTTGGGAGATTGCATTATCTGTCATTAAGTTCCAACCCATAACATCAACCTACCCCACTTTTATTAATTACAAATAAAAGATCATCATACCTATTTTTAGTTTCCCGTAAATCATAAACTTCCACATATTGTTTAAGGTCTTCAGGAACAGAATTTTTTAATATATCAATATGCCCATAATCTTGAATATCCTCAATTACCATCACACCATCTTCTGCTAATATTTTGGTATATAATGTAATAAATTTTTGTTGACTCTCTAATGTATGGGGGCCGTCGTCTAAAATAAAATCATATTTAACATCTTTATCTAAAAAAATACGATTAAAAAAATCATCATCATAAGCATCACAAGAGGTATACAAAAATATATCAGGAATTTCAATCAAGCTATAAACCATTCTTGACTGATTCACTAAAAGAGGCACACTTTCTATATCTATTGCATGAACGCTAACATTATCAAAGTAATCGTACCACAACTTAACACTACCTCCATGGCATATTCCTATCTCTAATATATTTTTAGCTGTACTTCTTTTTGGTGATAGTAAATCCTCATACACCCCCAAATAATTATGAGTTGTATTTTTATCTGTATAATTATTATCAACCAATTCTTTTAAAGATTTATTATTCATCTAACCTTCCTTCCATAATTATCATTAAAAACACATTCATCAGAATTATTATACCAATCTTCTGGAGCAACACCATCCCACCAATTCCTCTTAAACACAACAACCTTGGGAGTATGTGTAATAAACCTTCCTCCCTTCTCAATAAATTTATATTCCCTTTTAGTAATACTAGAACTAAAATTCCACGCACCCAGAAAAACATGAGTAACTGAACTTGATGGTGAAGCTAAATCCAAAGGCTTAGTAATAGGGATACCCGAGCCGGGAGAATATTTTCCTTGTTTTGCCGGAGTAGTATCAGTTATACATGAAATTTCATTATTAGTAATGTCGCAATAATTAAACACAGTTACAGATTTTGCAGTTGCGCCATAACATATAATATTGGTGTCAGAAATATTCTTAATCGAATGTATCAAATTCTTTAACTTGATTTTCGATTGCTCAACTCTCTTTCCAAATTTATAATACGCAGAAATACTATTCATTCCATATGCATTTTCAAGATCTAATAACCTACAAGATTCGCGGTCATTTGTTTTAGACTTCCCTAGATAATACCGCAAAGATCCTCCATGTATATCAGAAAGATGTTCAATAGATTGAAGATGCAGACCAACAGATTGTGCTAATTTAGAAACTGAAGATACACTAAAAATATAAGAATGTTCAAAATAAATTTGGTCATATGCAACATTCTTCATTACTTTATAAAGCCAAGGCTCTTCCAAGACAACAACACCATTCTCAGAAACAACCTCGGCCAACGCTTTAAATGCATCTTCAAGATCGTCAATGTGAGTAATACAATTTGCCGCAAACACTAAATCAAACTTAGGAAGTGTTTTTGCTAAATCCAAAGTCCAATTGGCACAAATAGTATTCTCGTATCCCATCTCCTTTGTCTTTTCTACAAAATTACCACACGGTTCAACAGCAAAAGAAATCAATGGATCAAAATTTTTAATAAAACAACCATCATTACTTCCGATTTCTAATACACTAGATGGATTAATTCTATGGTTCAAGTGTTCAGCGGCCGACTTAAAATGTTCAACGGTGGGTAAGGACGCAGAAGCAGAATAAGGATATGAATCATTATACATTAATGATCCCGGAATATTTTTTACCAAACCCCCCAATGCATATTCTTCATTAAATCCAAACGATAAATTGTAAGTTGAATATTCATTAGATGGAGCATTTAATAAAGTATTAGGAACTGGCTGTTCTCCCAAATTTAAAATAGATGTCATATTAAACATTATATATCTCTTCAATCAAATCTAATTCCTTTTTCTTAATGTCCTTTGAAATGTGGTTTTGATATTGATGATCACCCATTCTGTTCACTACAGTAATTTCATTCAAAATCTCTGGAAGACCAAACTTATCATATAATCTTTTATAATACTCAACATCTACTAACCAAACTAAACGATTGTCGAAAAATAAAATATCATCATTCATAAGAGTCAGAACACTCGGACTACTTATAGTATTATTACCAAAATGAATCTCATCATGATACCTTGGATAAAAAGGACGATATAATTGGGTTCCATCATAATGACAACACGCACTTACCAACCAATGTTCTGCATCTGTTTGCTCAAAACAATTTATAGTTTTTTCTAAACCAGTCTCATCAAATAAGAAATCATCCTGCATTAAAATCTTAATATATTTCCTACTACAATGCTTAATAGCATTATTAAGATTTTCAGAACTCATTCCCCTATTATATTCATACTTCAAATAAATAATATCAAAAATCCAACCTTCCTTTTTACACAAAACTTCTATATCATCATCTACACTATGGTCTGATATAACAACTTCAAAATCCTGAAAGGTTTGCTTTGAAAAAATATTAAATTGATGACGTAAATATTCTGCCCCATGGCCATGCATTTCATAGGTTGGTATGGCAATAGAAATCACATCAAAATCCATTCTGAGGGAATTAAATCAGAGGTATTATGACCAGCCTTATCGCCAAACCAATTGATAGGGGCAATTACATTCTTATCAACATTTTCATTTAACCATGCTCCCCACCAACTAAAGCTACTATTCGCTATGATATTATTCTTACAAAAGCTCATCATATATAGATCTATATAATTAAATTCATTTTCTATATAATTAAAATCATAATCCATCAATCCAATATTACTTTTACACCACTCAATATCATCACTAAAAACCAACACCTCTCCCCCCAAAACACCAAGACTAGATAAAGCAGACTCATAATACTCTAAAGAACATGGTGGATGAATATCAGACAACTTAACATAATCTGCCCGGCGAACGTGTAGCGAAGTAGCCGAAGAAAAATTTATATTAGAATATTTTCCTAAAATATATTCTTCATTTTCAACAGAAGGATAAAATAATGTATGAATATGATCCAAGCAATCCGAAAAATATTTTTCGCTTTGGAAATGTCCATTATAAACTGTATTATCTATAAAAGGCAATTCATTATATTCAAACCCATGCTCGGTGTATGCCCCAAGACCCACAATTGGTTCTTCTATAATATTAATTAAACTAAAAAAATTATCAACATAAGTCGCAACATTCGCATGATTACCAACAGGGGCCCAATGATCGGCCGAAGAAAAAACTACATCAACATTTTGAGATTGGCGTTTAGCCAATGCTTCAATTGCTGCAATCTGAAACATCATGTTTCCAAGCCCGCCCAACAACCTTGCAGAAATCACAACAACACTCTATCTTTCTTCATATGTCGCGCCTTAATCCTATCTCCAGTATCAATCTGTCTCTGACGATCTACCTTATGTTCATTAATAGGATTAGCATCATTGTACACATATAGCAGATCAGAAACAAATTTGATCCTCTCGCGAGCCATTTCCATCATAGGAAACATTAAGGCAAAATCATATGCCATTTGATAAAACATTCCATCTTCTTCTGTTAAGTCTTCCTTTGTCAACCTCTCTGCAAGATGATATTTGAATGAACGAAGATGACTGGCTCTCCATTGTGGATCTTTCTTGAAGTCACCAGACTCTATGATGTCTGCCGAATATTCTGAAACATGAAAAGAAGAATTACGACCCGAAGGATACTCGATATAACTTCCATATGTCAACCAGCAATCTTCTTCTTCATATATTTCATTCAATCGTGTAAGAACATTTTCCCCATTCAACCAATCATCACCATCCAGAGTAATAATTACATCTTCATCCTCGGCATTCATTTCCTGAATCATATTATAAAGATTACACATCGCTCCTACATTTTCATCATTCTCAATCAACTTTAAATGTTCACCACAATCATTTTTCTCAATAAATTCTTTAATCTTATTTACAGTTCCGTCTTTAGAACCATCATCAGTAATGATATGTTCAAAGTTATCATAGTCTTGGTTCAAAACACTTATCAATGCATTCTCAATAAAATCTTCTGCCTCATATGCGGGGGTAATTATTTTAAAATGTATACTCATAATGCATTCTCCATAACATACTTCGCCTTTTGATCTTCATTCCAATACTGTCTCAACGTTGCATAGGGAAGATCAAGCCTTGTTATACCA